GGTGGCAGCAATTTCTGTAGCTAAAGCGAAGGGTCCGAGAACTGGGATGGCCGTCATGGTCGCAGCTGCTTTAGCTACTACTGTAGCAGGAGCACTTATAGCACCTTCCTCTGTGTATTCATCGGACTGGGCTTGTAAGGCGGAACCAGTTGCAAATGCGATCTCAACATCTTTCATATAGGCATAACAAGCTATATCTATCAATACACTTAGGGAATCAGATGATTGTAAGCCCACTACAGACTTAGATCTTAGTTTTCCCATGTTAGTGAAAGCATTAGAGTCAGCTGTCATATCTAACCAATCAGGAGCCCACGCAAATGGTAGTTCCATCTCAATAGGGACACTATTGGCTGGATCTATATAAACATGCGGCATCTGAGAATGTTTGAGAATGAACGGGGCAGCAATATTTTGCTGATTAGCATTATATAAACCTTCTAGTGGCTCATACCAAATGAGGCCTGAACCCCAGTGATAAGGAGAACCATTAGGAACGAATCTTACGACTAAAGTTCCTCTGATTAACTTGAAGGTTTCTAACTTTTCTTTGATTGCAGAATTAGTTAAAAATGTTGCCCATGGATTGACGGCGCCTGCTGGTAGAATCATGGACGTATTACTATATAATGCCGTCCCTAGACCAACAGGTCTTTTGAGATATTCTTCTAAAGAAATAGAGGATGAGCCTGGGGCTATGGATCCCATATTAATGTTAGAAGCTTTTAGTATCACTCCTTCTTGGTTATCTTCGAATGATACATTTTGGTGGGTAGCTGTGCTACCGAATTGAATATTTTGTTGTTTACTAATACGTTTTTCTTCAGACTGCGGTTGTATTATCCCAGCAAGTCCTAGATTAGTTGTGGGTCTATTAAGAGCTCCCGGGTCCAGTATATCGAAACCCTCTCTAACAGAGACTGATCCTTTTTCTGCGCCTGCATAATCGGGCTGGTGAACAGAAATGTAACTATCGTCTCCTGGCAGTCGCTGCGAAGGTATTATTCCTTCCTCGAGATGCCGCTCGAGTTCCATTATTCTATGATAATGGGGAGCTTGTGCTATTAAAGTTGTAATGTAAGTATCCAATCGAACGTCTACACAATTCTCTCGAAATCGTGACATAAGTTCATCATATATTTCTTCATAATATTTCTCACCATGGAAGAAAGCTTCTCTTAATGCTGCAGTAGCAGCAGCAACAGATTGTTCTAAGTGAGACAATACTCTGCTCTTTACGATATAATTCATCATTTTATTGATAGATTTTTTCGCAAGAGGTGCAAATACACCGAATTCTGTG